AACTCCCTCTATATCCAGACATCGGCTATCGAGAGCTTTGGTGTTATCAAGTGAGGCTGATATGAGACCAATTAAACAAAAATACCGGTCAGGGTCAGGGCCACGGTCACGGTCAGGGTCAGGGTCATGGTCAGGGTCACGGTCATGGTCATGGTCAGGGTCAGGGTCAGGGTCACGGTCATGGTCATGGTCAGGGTCAGGGTCAAATTAGGAGACTGCGATGAACTACACCTATTGGTTCGGCGTAATGCTGATCGTCTTTTTTGTCCTCTATGTCCTCATTGATGGCATCATCAGGTACATCGACTACGTAGTGGAGTTGGAAAACGACTGACACTTTATGCCCTTACTCGACGTCACTAAACCATAGAAATGGAGAATAACTGATGTGCCTCTGTACACCTGACAAGTGCTGTAACGGCAACTGTCGTACCCAAGAACCTGCATTTGACAAAGATGCCCTCCAACAGTCTGTCAACCTTATGGCAGCAGCTATCTCGCGGGTCAGCTCTCTTGAAAACGCCCTCAAGACCGCCATCAACGTCATCGAGACTATGAAAGGTGGTATCGGCAAGGATTGCTTTCGTTTCCCTACTCACTCCCACGGTATAACCTGGCACAACTTTGCCCTCGAAGAGCAGACTAGGTTGAGAAAAGTTCTCGATCAAGCTAAATAGTTTCACTTTTTGCTTGACAAATTTACAAAAGTATGGTATAATATCCGTACAGGGTGAGAAGGGGGTTCCTTTCTCGCCCTTTCTTTTGTCTTCTATTAGATAGTGGCTGTGCCACCCTCCCCTCTTACTTTAACTTCGCTCCGCACCTTAGGTGCTTTGCACCGCTCAGGAGCACTCTTTCTCATAGGAGATTGTTATGAAGAAGATCACCGTCAACAAAGCCGCCATCGACGCCCTCACGCCCACCTATCCTTTTGCAGAACCTTGTGTCTGCAGCGAGACCAGAGTCGAAAACAGCTACGCCGTCAGAGGATCATACAAGATCAAGCTGTCTACTCTCAAAAAGATTTGGACAAGGGCGTCTCGTCGTTGGACCAAACATTGGTCGGACAGCGCAGTCAACACCAAAGGCAAACGGAAGAGTTGGGTGACTACCAAAAAACCCTACATAAACGGTGAAGATATCGCTTTTGGACAAGAGGGCCGGTATATCAAGTACTATGCGAACAGCGTCAACATCGGCTGTCAGAGCATTTCTCGCTACGAGTTGGAGCAGTTTGCTCTCTCGCAGGGATGGGCTTTTCCCTCCGTTTGATAACAAACTTGAAAGGATCAAGATATGGCGAAATTTGTCGTGGTCGAAGTCTTCTCTTCTGAGGAGTTTCCTTCGTATGAAGAGGCTTTCTCGATAGCTGACGTCCGTCTCCAAGAAGGTGAAGACGTTGTCATATATGAAGTGACAAAGAAATACTTTCCAACGAAAGCGGTATTCAAAGAGGAGAAACTGTAATGGCAATCCTCAACGTCTTCGCCTACGGCACCCTCCGAAAACGAGAAGAGCGCCAGCACTGGATGAATTTCATCCATGACACAGGTCGTCAAGTCCAAGTACAAGGCTTCCTGTACGACATGGGATGGTTCCCGGCCTTGCGTCTCGAACCCGATGGCTACTCAATCCTCTGTGACGTCATTCAGGTGGATGACGACGGCCTTGCTCGTCTGGATGACTACGAAGGCTTCATTCCTGACGCCCCCGGTCATTCCTTCTATGTACGGCATCTCGTCAATATCGACGGACTCGATGGCTTCATCTATGAATTCCATGAGAAGCCTGATATCTCAAAACTGATCCACGGTTCTGATTGGCTGGAGTATACCTCGCTCCGCACCTTAGGTGCTTTGCACCGCTCGGAGCAAAATCGACAAGAAAAGGAAAAGGAGAAGAGCTATGCTTAGAATTTCCTGTCATAACGGTATGTGCTGCGGCATCAAACACATCTTCGGCTTTCCGTCTTATCCTCATAAGGTGATGGAGCCTGAGCTGGAGGAGCAACCAGAATTCGACGACGAAGACTCCTGCGGGTCAGAGGTTCGGTCCTATCTCTCTTTCTTCACTCTCTCAGCCCCTGCGGAGACCGTAGAGGCTCGTCTGGACAGGTTCCTTGCCTACATCAAGGCAGAGCGTCCTGGAGGCATCGTAGAGGCTGTCCTAGCACGTGATTATGAAGGAGACTGGGACCAGATTGTCGTCAACGAAAAGAGGCTTCTGGAGAGAGGTTTTCTCCAGGTCAACGAGGTTAGGAATAGCAACTCCTACAACATCTGTCGTATCTATCATCTCAACATGGAATACGACTACGACCCTGACGACTAACAACAAACATGGAGGAATAAATGAACCATCTTAAACTCATGCTCTATCTTGCCGACGTTTGTGGAAACGTACAGGGGGAGCTTAACTTTCTCTCTGGTATCTGTTGTGTCTCTTCTATAGGGTGGTGCCTTACATTCATTGCCATGTTGGCAGAAGACGAAGAAGAAGAAAAGCGCTGGAGAATCTGGCGTAAAGTAGGATACTTCCTGATTCCTTTCGCCCTTGTTGTCAACCTTTTGTCGTCTGTGATTCCTTCGAAGAATACAGTCTACGCCATGGCGGCTATTGATGTTGGACAAGACTTAGCAAAGACACCTACGGCGTCCAAGGCTGTGGCAGCTCTCAACGCATGGCTTGTTAAGCAAACCAACGAGGAGAAGAAGTGATGGCATATTCTGCAAGCAAGATCGAGTTCCTGCGTTTCGGCTCACAGCATGGCGGTGAAGGTATCGGCTGTTGTGCCGTCGATATCATTCAGGGTTTTGTGAACGACCCTGATGCACCTGCCTCCGTCCAACTCTACCACGGCGACCGTGACGGCAAGAACGATCAGGCCCTGACTGTGACTGTCAACGGCAAGTCGGAATTTGCCTATCTTGGCAAGACCAACCGTGAAGTCTTCGAGAATTTCATACGTATTGGTACTTTCGGGACAAGTGATATGCCCGATCATACCTTCTTTGCCGTCTTTTCTGACAGTCAGATGTCGGATCGGAACGGAAAGGAGTGGCTGAAAATTCTCAAGGCCGAAGGCTTCGAATTCCTTCGTACGGTAGGAAATTCCGTCTACACTGACAAAACTGTCCCGGAAGAACCTGTCAAAGGAGAGACGAGACCTCACAAGAACCACATCTTTGCCCTTTTTCGGAATATCTCGAATGCAGCCGTCGCTGATCCTTTCACACCTCCTGTAGCATGGCTGAAGATTCCTGAGCCGACGATGACTCCTCACGAAATCTGGCATTCCCGCAAGACGAAGATTTACGGCGAGTCGGAGATCAAGGGTCACGTCCCTGCCGAGGCCAAGGCAGCTTCCAACCCTTTCGCAGCCAAGGCCGTAACCGAACCGGCATAAGGAAAGAAGGATATGAGAAATGCCCTCAACGAGTTCAAACTTTATCGTGCCATCGGGCTAAAGGAGTGGGGCTATCACGACGAGGCCTTCGCCCTTATGACGGAGGTCGTATTATCTGAAGTGGATCACATGGATGTCAAAACAATCCAGAAGACAAAAAAGGATCAGGAATATGTCGATGCAGAAAGATGCTGGGACGAATACCATTACACCAAATGGTTCTCCACCCCTCCTGCTAGGACAACACAAAGTAGTCCTACAAAAAGACTCGGTGCTGGAGATGCCGGAGCTGTGGCTGTCAGTATACCTCACAGGCTCCCCTTTTGAGAAGAAACAGTTCGCCGAGATGTTCTCTCGGGCCCGGTGTTACAACGCCAAGACTCCTGAAGAAGCTGATCTGGTCGTCTTCGCAGGCGGTGCAGACGTCGATCCTGCCCTGTACGGAGAGATGCCTCATTCAACGACCGTACACGACGAAGAGCGTGACATCCAAGACATCCGTCTCTTCAATATCTGCAAGACTCTCGGTATCCCAATGTTTGGCGTCTGCCGTGGTGCCCAGTTCCTTGCAGTGATGAATGGCTTCAAGCTCTATCAGGACGTCGACGGTCACAACCAACCCCACGGAATGTTCGACCGAAAGAACAAGCGTTATATCAATGCCGTCTCTTCCGTACACCACCAGATGGTCATTCCAGGTCCGGGTATGGATGTCATCGCCCATGGCCACCAATCGAAGAACAGGTGGTATAACGACCATATGAAGTCCACTGGAGGTCATCAGGACGTCGAAGCCTATTTCATCCGTGACACATGCTGTCTGGGCGTACAAGGACATCCTGAGTACCGTGGCTACGGAGAGTACACGAAGTGGTGTCTTGATCTCATCTATGACTACGTCGAACTGAACTCCGATCTCGAACTCTCGGGCAAGAATCGCCGTCTCAAGGCCGAGTATGTCATGGAGAGATTCATGAAGGAACAAGCCGAGAAGGTCCCAACACAGGAAGTATGATTCGTACAAGAGATGGTAAGGTGGGCAGATCGCCCTATTGTTAGATAATCTTGATAGGCCCTATTGTTAGATAGTATATAATAAACAATATACTATAAACAATAAACTTACCATCACCTCTCCTCATCCTGTACGGATATTATACCACACTTTTGGCTTTTTGTCAAGCTTTATTTTTAACTATTTCATAACCTTTTGAATTTGAAAGGAATTCTATAATGTGTGGGCTCGTGGGACTTATGGGTGTGTTAGAACACCGCGACGAGGCGACAATGAAGCGTCTCATGCTCTATGACTACTTCCGAGGCACGGACTCGACCGGCTTTGCGGCAGTTCGACATGCCACGAAAGATACCCATGTCGTCAAGATTGCCAGTCATCCTCTCGACCTGTTCGACAGCAAGAAGTTTGACACCGCCCTCTCGGGTACGGCAAGCTCTGTCTTCATCGGTCACAACCGGGCAGCGACGAAGGGCAAGGTCAACGCCAACAACGCCCATCCTTTCGTAGTGGATCACATCATCGGTGCCCACAACGGAACTCTCTCCATCTTGTCTCATATGGAGTTGGAAGACGAACTCGGAGAAAAATTTGATGTCGATTCCCTTGCTATCTTCACCCATATCGCTCGGTTTGGCGTACACAAGACAATCCCTCTCCTCCAAGGAGCCTGGGCCCTTGTCTGGTACGACAAAAACGAGAATACCGTCAACTTCCTCCGCAACAAGGAGCGGTCTTTTTGGACGGCAGTCTCGAAAAACCACCAGCAGGTGATGTGGGCGTCGGAGTGGCCTATGATACAGGCTGCAATCGGTTTGTCGACGTCGAAGTATGACATGGCTCAGTCGGCGGAAGGGTATACCTACTTCGCCACCGATATCGACGAGTTGTACACCTTCGATCTCAACAAGCTCCGCGACAAGGCGGATATGGATTATCCTCTTGCCTACGCCAAGAAAGGTCAACTCAAGGGAAAGGAGCCTACCCCGGCTGTAACTCACTACAGCACCGGGACTACCCCTTTTCATCACCATGGTACCACCACAGGGCACTCGGGGAGTACACAGAACAAGAACTCATCGACAACCCTTGGCTCGACTGGTAGCACCAGCACAGGGGTACAGTTCATCAACCTCGTTGCGGACAAGGACGATCCTTTCGCAGGACATCTCTCCCTCGACCGGTTCGCAGAGCTGGCTAGTTATGGTTGTTCTTGGTGTAATGCTGATATTACTGTCGATACTATCGGGGTTACAGTAGCGAACCATGACGACCTCATCCTCTGTCCTGAGTGTTCAGTCGATCCCCGACAGAATCGTCTCATCATGCCTGAATTGCCTATCCTTCCTCAAGCCATCCAATCCCTTCTCAACCATATCTAACCTCTTTACAAGAAAGGTCTACGTCGTGAAAGCTCCAATCAAACCACTGCCGGGATTCACGTTTGGGTGTGATCCAGAGTTGTTTGTTCTCAACACCGAAGGTCGTGTCGTATCTGCACACGATCTGTTGCCTGGAACGAAGGACGAGCCTTACAAGGTTCCCTACGGAGCTATCCAAGTTGACGGCACTGCCGCCGAATTCAACATCGATCCCGTCGATAACTTCGAAGACTTCGACCGCAACATCACCCAAGTTATGAAAAGTCTTCTAACCTTCTTGCCAAAAGGTTACAAACTTTCTGCCGTACCTTCTGTCAAGTATGACATCGAGGAATGGGAACGTATCCCTCCTGCTGCTAAGGTCCTTGGATGTAATCCCGACTTCAACGGCTGGACGAATGAGCAGAATCCTTCCCCGAAACCTATTGGTGATCTCGAACGTGTCCGTACAGCGAGTGGTCATCTCCATATCGGCTGGACTCAAGATGTCGATCTCTCGAAGGATATCGATCATCTCAACCATTGCTCCGACCTTGTGAAGCAACTCGACTGGTATCTCGGCTACTGGTCTCTTTTGAACGACAAGAACAACATCCGTCGTTCCCTGTACGGCCAGGCAGGGGCATGTCGATACAAAAGCTATGGCGTCGAGTATCGTGTTCTGTCCAACTTTTGGTTGACGAACAAACCTCTTCGTAGAGCTGTCTGGGATCGAATGAACCAAGCCATCTGGGATATGTCGGTTCTCTACTTGCCGGAGAAATGTGGTAGTGATGCCAACAGACTCCTCTGTAAGTCTATCAACTCTTCTCGCCGCGACCAGGATTTTGAGTACGGTCGGAATTATCCTTTGAAAACTATCGTGAAGGAAGGTTATCATGGCTAAATATCCCAACTTCTATGAGTCTCTTCCTGAGGCAAACAAGAGGATCAAGGGTACCGTCATTCTCTACGACGGACACCCCTACCACGTCCTTGCTGTAGCCAACCACATGGGTGACAACATCTTTAGGGTGTATATGGAACCTCTCTGTGATGCCAAAGTGAGTGAGCAGCGTTTCTCCCCTTTCGACGGCATCTCGAAGAACAGCGGAGATAACCCTTCCGTTGGACCTCTTTGTGACGAATACCTTGGTATGAAACCTCATTCGAAGGTCATCAGGAAACAGATGAATTCTCCTCATTTCAATAAGTTCCGGCCATTTCCTCTCGGTTTTGTGAACATCGACGGTAGGTGTGTCTATGTAGAAAGGGCCCCTACTCGTCGTACAGAGCAGGGACTGAATAGCCAGAGTCTCTCACAGATTCCTGTTTGTCTCGGAGGGAATACCTATCGAGATCGTCAGGTTGGACTCTTGTCAAACGAGTTGGCAGACACTATCTTGGGTAACTATCCTACTATCGATGAGACTTTCGAAGCTCTGAACAATCCCGAAATCTCCAACCGGGGTGTAGCTTTTGACAGAAAGTTGGCACTTGTTCGAGGACCTATTGGGATGCTCTTCCTTGCCTATAAGGGGGATGTCGTAGGTGTTTTTCCTCAATGTGACAAGACTTTGCTGAAACTTGGCGACGACTTCAAGTATCTTACTGAAGTCATTGCAGCAACTGAATATTTTGGAAGGATTGTTTGATGGCTCATCCAGTTTTTATACCTACACTGAAAGAGAAAGTGTACGGCGAAGAGATCAGAAACCTGATGGGTAAAGGGAAGGTCTTCGGTGATATCGGACTGGAGATCGAATGCGAGGGCAACAAGTTCTACAAGAGTGGGCCCAAGCTCGAACCTTACTGGTCATATCATGAAGATCATTCTCTCCGTGGCGAAGATAACGCCGAATATGTCCTCTCCAATCCTATCTTGTTCGATGAAGTTCCTGAAGCCCTCAAGAGCTTGTGGACTATATTCAAGGATTTTGGAACCGAATTGGATGAGTCGAACAGGACTTCTGTTCACGTCCATCTCAATGTTGGTCTCTGGAATGTCAACCGTCTTGCCTCGTTTACGGCGATGTGGTTCGCTCTCGAAGAAATCCTCTCTGAATGGGCCGGTGATCATCGCGTAGGTAATCTTTTCTGTCTTCGTGCCAAGGACGCCCCCAATATCGTACAAACCCTGAAGAGGTTTATCCAAAAAGATGGAGATACAACCCTCCACGAAGGTCTCCATTACGCAGGTCTTAATATCCAAGCTCTGGCGAAGTTCGGTTCTCTCGAAAATCGTTACCTTCGTGGTGCCACTGATCCTCAGCTTATTCTTGACTGGGTGGCTATCAATCGTCGTCTCTATGAGTTCTCTGAGCAGTTCCCCGATCCTCGGGAAGTTTGCAACTCATTCTCGTACGGTGGTCCTCTCTTCTTCATGCGGAATATTCTCGGAGATACCTATGATATCGTCCGTGAGGGTATAGACTGGAACGACGACCAAATCTCTGCCTCTCTGTACGAAGGCATCCGTATGGCACAGGACATCTGTTTCTGTCGGGACTGGTCTGTTTTTGTCCCCGTTGTAAATCAGGATGATCCTTTCGGTCGCCCGAAGAAGAAATTGGGAAATGTAGCTTCGGCTTATGGAATGACAGAGGCAGAGTTGCATTCTCTTCTGGTTAATGTACCTGTCTACCCGCCTCTTTCGGCTCAACCTCCTGCAACTGTTCAAGCCAATGGTTGGTTTTCTATTCCAGACATTTCAGAAGAATACCCGACTACGTCGAACTATGACCCAGACGAGGATTAATCATGTCCGTTAAAATTCTCCCTTACAAAACCGGAAGCAAGAGTGTCAAAGCTCTCTGCGAAGCCCTTGATGTCAAAGCTCTTCGTCTTGTAGATTCGAAGTGGAAGATCAAGGAGGACTCCGTCGTAATCAATTGGGGTTCTTCTGAGTTTCATTCTTTGCATAACATCACGGCACCGGAAGGAGTGTCTGTCAAAATTCTCAACAGTCCGCTCAAAGTGAGAGAAGCAGTCGACAAGCTTAAATTCTTTCAACTCATGAAGGAGTTTACTGTCAGCCTGGAGATCGAAGACAATCTCGTTCCTGATTTCTGGACTGACAAGGAGTACATTCCGGCAGGAGCTTATCCAATCGTCTGTCGTACGGTTCTCAACGGCCACTCAGGGGAAGGTATCGTTATCGCTGACACTCCTGATGATCTCGTCGATGCCCCTCTCTACGTACGGTATATGAAGAAGAAGAAAGAATTTCGTATCCATGTCGGCAAGAGGTATATGCCTCAAACAGATATCGACGTCATAGGAAATCCCGATCCTGACTATGTATTCACAGTCATCTCAGAACAACAGAAGGTAGCAAAGCATGGAACAGAACCAACTGACTGGCGTATCCGAAGCCATGACAACGGATTCATTTTCCAACGAGAAGGAATTAGTGTACCACCTTCAGCTCGGAAAGTGGCATTGCGATGTCTGGAAGCAACGGGTCTCGACTTTGGCGCAGTCGACGTTGTCGTCACAACTGGAGGGCAAGCTCTTGCTCTAGAGATTAACACAGCCCCTGGTCTGACTGGCAAGACTGTCACTGACTATGCCAATTTCTTTAAAGGATTTATCTGATGCAGTGTTACATTTGCTCTCATGTTCTCACAGGAGAACAAGTCTCGTACAACAACGAACACAAAGACTGGGACCCTTGTCCTACCTGTCTGATCGCAATCGCGGAGGTTTTTTCAGACCCTCTTGACGAGGATGAAGTTACCTATGCCCTTGAAAAGGAAGGCATCCTTGAAAAAGATGAGCAACCTATTAATATTTACCTTGACAAGTCAGACTAAATATGGTATAATACTCGTACAGGTTGAGGAGAGGTTTATGGATTGGTATAGCAGACGTAACGAACTTGAACCTGATATGATCTTTCTTGATTATGAAGGATATCTAGTCAAACTCGATAGAAGTGTTCCCGGCGATGCCTCCGCTTGGTATGTGGCAGATTGGTCTATGGGTCATTGGATTTATGACGACAACAAAATCGAACCGGGTGATCTTTGTGAAGGACCTTTGAAAGAACCTGTATGAAACAGACACACCTTCCATGCCCCCGCTGTCCCTCTCGTGATGCCTACAGTATTCAGAGCAACGGCTGGGGCAAATGCTTCTCGTGTAAATGTAACATTCCACCAGATAAGGCTGACGATATGAGTCTGGCAGCCCCAGAAGTGACAACCGATAAACCTTTCACTCCTATGACATCTGTCTTCCGTCCTTTTCCTGAACGCGGCTTTGTAGCCGAGACGGTGAAGCGTTATGGTATCGATGTAGGAAGCGAAGGAGCCAAGTATCTTGCGAAGTACCCGATCTTCGACATCGAAGGCAACCACGTCGGTAATAAAATCCGCGGACCCCACAAACAGTTTGCGTACGAAGGGTCCATCAAGGGGGCAGGTCTCTTTGGTCGTCACGCCTTCCCGCCGGGAGGTAAGTATATCACTGTCGTAGAAGGTCAGGACGACGCAGCAGCGGCTTATCAGATGATGGGCTCTAAGTGGCCAGTAGTCTCTGTCCATAGCTCTTCGACTGCTGTACAAGACGTCAAGCGAGACTTCGAATATCTCAACTCCTTCGACAACATCGTCTTCTGTTTCGACAACGACGACGCAGGTAAGAAGGCTATGAAGGATGTCTGCAACGTAGGTTTCGAGATCGGTAAGATCAAGACTCTCTCACTGCGTAAGTACAACGATCCCAACGATTACCTTCGGAACAAAGAGGGTGAAGGGTTTGTACGAGAATGGTGGCAGGCTCCTACCTTTAAGCCGGACGGTCTCAAGATGGGTCGTGATATGGCCGAAGAGATTCTCAATCGTCCTAACCATTTCTGTGTGCCATATCCTTGGCAAGGTCTGAACAAGATGACGTATGGGATGCGGCTGTCAGAGGCCGTACTTCTTATGGCAGACACCGGCGTAGGTAAGACGTCCGTGCTCAAAGAGATTGAGTATTGTCTTCTGATGAACCCTGATATCGTCAAGGAAGGATACGGAGTTGGCTTTTTACATCTTGAGGAACCTAATCACGACACTGCTCTGGGCTTGCTTAGCATACACGACAGCAAGCCTTATCATCTTCCTGATACTCCATTTACTCCTGAAGATATCGTAAAGGCTCATGGGGAGGTCCTAGACCATAATCGTGCCATCTTCTACGATCATTTCGGTAGCAACGACATCGACGAAATTCTCAACAAGATTCGTCATATGGTTGCTCTCGGTTGTAAGTACATCGTCATCGACCATCTCTCCATCATCGTATCTGACCAGTCAGGTGACGAGAGGAAACAGCTCGACGAGATCAGTACGAAACTCAAGACTATGACAATGGAGTTGAACATTGCGGTACTATGCGTCATCCATACGAATAGAGCAGGAATGGCGCGTGGTTCGGCGGGCCCGGAAAAGGTTGCTAACATCCATATGTCTCTTTATCGCGATAAGAAAGCTAAAGAACAGTGGCGTCGTAACATTACAGTTGTTACCATTGAGAAAAACAGATTTTGTGGTCGTACTGGACCGTGTCTCTGGCTTGAGTACAACCCGGAGACTAACCGTCTTACGGAGTTGACACAGGAACTGGTTGACATCTACGAAGAGGGAGGAACTGCCCATGAGAGTGACCAACCCTGGGCTTAAGTATTTGACAACCGACTTGTCGAAACTGTGGTCTATCGACATCGAAGGCGATCTCATACCAAGCACGGTCATCTGGTGTCTCTGTGCAGTCAAGCTTGATACAAAGGAAGAGGTACGTTTTCGTACTTCGAAGGATATAAGGGAGTGGATCGATGCCCGAAAGAAAGAAGGATGTCGATTCGTTGGCCACAACATTATTGGATATGACGCCCCTACTCTTAATCGTCTTCTGGGCACCTCTCTCACTATTGCTGACTTGGTTGACACCCTGGTCATGTCTATGGTGTATAGCCCTTCCATTCCTGATGGCCATAGTCTGGGCGCTTGGGGTCTTCGTATTAAACATCCGAAGGGAGATCACTCTGACTTCTCGAAGTGGTCTCAAGAGCAGGAAGATTATTGCCTGAACGACGCCATCCTCTGTATGAAAGTGTACATGGCTTTGCTGCATCGGTGTATCAAGGCGGGGCTGACAGATGTAGGTCTTGAGATTGAACATCGGTCGTGGCAACTGATACAACAACAACAGAAGAATGGCTTCGCTTTTAACTATCCAGAAGCGATGTCGTTGTACTCCAAAGTTAGAGGAATAGAAAATGACATCGCTGGACGAGTACATGAAATCTGGCCTCCAGAATTACAGTATATCCGTGCCTATAAACAGGCATATAAAAAGGATGGCAGCTTCACAGCAGGTTATCTACGACATCTTGAACAGTTTCCCAAAGTTCAGTTGTCCAACGACGGAGGATATATCGTCTTTGATTACGTCTCTTTCAATATTGGAAGCCCAGATCAAAGACTGGAAAAGCTACTTGCTCTCGGTTGGGTCAACGAAAAAGACGAAGTTACTAAGACTGGGCGACCTCAACCAGTTGTCAAGGGAAAGCTGGCACCTTCACTCCAAAGGTTCGTCGACAGTACAGACAACCCCGGAGTAAAGCTTATAGCGGAGTGGTTGGATTATAACGCCCGTGGCAACATGATTAACACTTGGATGGAGGCGTACAACCATGACACCGGGTGTATTCACGGGTCTTTGTGGCTTGCCAACACTCTTCGCTATAAGCATTCCTCTCCTAATACTGCCAATATTCCTGCCGTACGGATTAAGAAAGTCGATGGCGAAGAGGTTGTCCGGTATGGTGAGGACGGCGTATTTACTTATGAATCCCGTGCTCTATGGGTCACTCGTGATAAGCTACGTCGTCGTCTTGTGGGTGTTGATGCTAAAGGTATCCAACTACGTGTTCTCGCTCATTATCTAAATAACAAGGAGTTCACTGATGCAGTCCTCGGAGGCGACCCTCACAGTTACAACCAAGAGGTTGGAGGTTTTGCAACAAGAGCTGTTGCAAAGACATTTATCTACTCTTTTCTCCTGGGGGCAGGAGATGCAAAAGTCGGACAAATCATTGGGGATTCAGCAAGAGCTGGCAAAGAAGTTAAAGCTCGCTTTGTCTCAGGCTTCCCTGGACTTGGACGTCTACTTGATGACCTTGCACGACAGGTGGATCGAACTGGAAGGATTAAGCTTTGTGACGGGACTCCCGTTATCGTCGACCGACCACACACGCGCCTTGGCTACCTCCTACAAGGAGACGAAAGTAGAATCATGAAAAAAGCCGCCATCACCCTCAACTCTCTTGTACGGAAAGCCGGACTAGATGTTTTGAAAGTTGGTGACATCCATGACGAGTTTCAATTTGATGTCTTAAAGGAACACGTAGATGCTTTTATTGATCTGTGTCGCACTGCTTTCCGCCTTTCTGGGGAGTTTTTTAACTACAATCTACCGATCGACTGCGACGCCAAAGTCGGACTTACCTGGGCAGAAACGCATTAGTCTATGAATAACAAACACTTATCCGGCGTCCAAGCCGAACTTTTTGTAGCGCTTGAATTATCTAAACTTGAATATACAATTCTTTGGCCCTATGGAACTCAATGCAGATATGATCTTGCTATCGAGAAAGGCGGAATATTCTCTAGAGTTCAGGTAAAGAAAGCTACTTCAACTAAGACAGGAAAGTACGAGTATCTTCAAGCTCGTATCTCTTCTAGAAATAAAAATAGCAAACCCTTGTATACTAAAGGCGAGTTTGAATACTTTGCGTTTACTAACATGAAGGATATTTGGCTTGTACCTTTTGACAATCTCGATGGGAATACTTCTGTATGTCTTGGGTCTACTAACCCGAACTATAAAAGACAAACTAAGTACGACGTCTCAACCTTCAAACTCTAAACGCACTGACGAAGACAATGCAAGCTGGTTGCGTACAGCCGCCGCCAACTTTAACAAAGCCTATAGAACTTGCGAAAGTGAAGGTCTCTCGGTTGGAGTTTATGTCGGAAGTCATAGTAACGAGGAAAGGATTTGGACACCTTCTCTAAAGGTGAAATGGATTCAACGTACCCATAGAAAGGCTTTGTGACAATTAAATCTCTCCTGTGTACGATTTCTCTTGACTTTGTGCGCGTTTTGTGGTATAATAATTGTAGAGAGTAAGACGTTTTATTCTATTTGAAAGGATATTTTTTGATGCCAACTACTACGATTCACACCTTCCGTGGCAAAACTAGCTTTGCTAAAGTCCTCCCTGACCAGCTCTCTCTGAACTACAGTAAGGATGGCAAGGAGTGGAAGGTTGATCTGGAGATCGATGAAGCTACTGTGAAGGAAGCCAAGAAGCTGAAGATCGCCGACAAGATTCGTCGTGGCGAGCCGTACGAAAAGGATGGTGTTGAAAAACCTGCCTACCTCGATGGCCGACCTTATCTGACTTTTCGTCAAGCTGAACTTCGTCGTGACGGAAGCTCTAACGATCCCATCGAGATCAAGGATATCCTCGGCAAGCCTTGGGATTATACAAAGGAGATTGGCAACGGCAGCGTAGTCGATCTTAAGTTCGCCGTCGTAGACAATGGCCCCGGCAAGAAGAAGGGTATCTATCCCCGAGCCATCCGTGTCCTCGAGCTGGTTGAGTTCAAGCGTCAGACCTTTACTGACATCGACGAAAGCGATCCGTACTATCAGGCTGCCCTGAAGGCGCAGGAAGACTTGAAGGCTGCGGCTCCTGAGAAGACCACCTTCGAACAGGACTTTGGTCTTGACGAACTGGATGACGATCTCGAAGACGTCGTATAAGAGATACTAACCCAAGGGTTAGCAGATAGCGGTACATCTGTACAGACAGGGAAGACTGTTCTGTTATATCGAAGAGGAGGGACTGGTCCCTAACCGGTCGACCTGCGTAGGCTCCCCAGTCGGTGAAAGGCCGACATCTTTTGAAAGGACTTGTATGGAACGATTTAATTTGAGCTTCCGTCGTAAGGGTTACTTCTATATGGAAGGCGAAGTTTCCGTAGACCTTGAAACAGAAGGCCCGGCTTTGCTAAAGGACGTCATCGACAAGGCTCATACAAAAGAGTTTACTCGTTTCATACCCAAAGATATACAATACTTCGATGACGAATGGGTATTTGGCAGGACAGGGCCGGGTTCAAACCCTCCTTCTCCTACAGAAGTAAAGGAAGAAGCTGTTGACGAAGTCGCTTGAAGACCTCCCAGCCAACATTTATTCCCTGTTTGCTCCTGACAACCATGTCGTAGCAACTGAAGAACACCTCGAAACTCTCTGTACGAACCTCAAGAAGACTCTCCGAGATCGTCTGGCTAAGCAAGAGAAAAGAGAGGGTAACCTACGTTTCTCTTCCCTAGGTTGGCCAGATAGGAAACTCTGGTTGGCTTCTCGTCAGACAGAGGGGGAAGAGATGGATGGCAAACTCCTCTTCAAGTTCTTGTACGGACACGTCATCGAAGAGCTTATCCTTTACCTGGCCAAAGAGGCAGGACATACCGTGACTGATGAACAGAGAGAAGTCGAAGTCCTCGGAGTTAAAGGGCATATCGATGCCATCATTGATGGAGTAGTCGTAGATGTTAAGAGTGCCTCTCCTTTTGGATACAAGAAATTCAAAGAAGGTTCAGTCATTGATGACGATCCTTTCGGGTACATCCAGCAAATCTCAGGATACTCCAATGTTCTTACTCCAGACCAAGGACCGGCCTTCATTGCATTCGATAAAGTTGCTGGCGACATTTGTGTGTCTTCTGTCTCTGTCTCGATTGCCTCGTGTCATAAACCGGAAGATAGAATATCACATCTACAAGAAGTTCTAGCTTCTGATACCATTCCTGAACAATGTTATCCTTTCGTACCAGAAGGTAAGAGTGGTAACATGAAACTGGCTACAGGCTGTTCCTACTGTCCCTACAAGTTCAACTGCTTCCCTGACGTACAAGGCTATGCTTATTCTACTGGACCTGTTTACCTAACTAAGATAGTTCGTGAACCAAATGTCTACAGGTTCCTGTGAGCAGAGATTCGTACCTTCGTAGAACCTACGGAATAACAGAAGATCAATACAACTCTCTTCTAGAAAAACAAGGAGGGGGTTGTGCCATTTGCGGAAAGACTAAGGAGCAAGAGGGAAAACATCTTGCAGTCGACCATGATCATCACACATTGAAAATCAGGGGCATCCTCTGTTCGTACGACAATAAGTACGTAGTTGGACGCCACCGAGACGCGAACCTTCTCAGACGAGTAGCAGATTACCTTGAAACCGAAAGTGGTTTCATTGCTCCGTCTAACAAGAAGCGTTCACGCCGGAGAAAGAAAAGGGTTGTTAAAACTAACACTAGCGGCATTGATATGTCTTAAGTCGGCTGTGTACGCCGAAGCTCGAGGAGAGTCTCATGAAGGACAGCAAGCAGTATCTTCTGTCATCCTTAATCGCTCATCTAAACTCCGCCAGCCATTATGCATGGTTGTGCGAAAACGAGGACAATTTCGGACTAGCAGACCTCCAAAGGATTTCACTGTCGATGTCGAAAGCCCAGACCACACTGGAGGAGCTACATACTTCCGTAATTACCCCGGCAAATGGCATGGACGTCGTTTCATAAAACAAATTGGAAAGCATTATTTTTATGGCTGAACCTAAGGTCCTAGCGTTGGACATTGAAACTAGACCCGCAGTCGTCTATGCCTGGAAACTCTTCGACGTCAACGTCGCAGTCAACCAGATCGTAGAGGTCTCTCGTATCATCTGTGTAGCCGCCACTTGGGTTGGAGAAGACAAGGCATACTTCTTCGCTGACTGGCTGCCCGGTGGTCGTACAGAGATGCTCAAGGGCATCTACAACATGATGGCTGAAGCCGACGCCGTCATTACGTACAACGGAGATAAGTTCGATCTTACAAAACTGAGAGGAGAGTTTCTCCTTGAAGGTTTTCCTCCTCTGCCTCCTCTGACTTCAATCGATCTGTACAAGACTGTAAAGAAGCTGGGGTTCCAGAGTGGCAAGCTTGAATTCATCGGGCCGTTCCTTGGTCTTGGTGACAAAGTTAAACACGAAGGCTTCTCTCTCTGGACGAAGGTGATGTCAGGTGACGAGGCTGCCCAAAGTAGGATGCAAAACTACTGCATCGGTGACGTCCTCCTTACTGTAAAGCTCTATCTCTTGATCAGACCTTACATCACAAACCATCCCCATATGGGTTCTGAAGCTCACGCCTGCGGTGCTTGTGGTTCCAACAAGATACAGTCTCGTGGGTATCGTCGTACAAAGTCTTTTAAAATCCAGCGTCTTCACTGTCAGTCGTGTGGGTCGTGGCAAGACGGAAAAAGGAGTAAAGTATGATGGAAGACGTTGTTGATATGTTTCAAGCTCTTGAAGAAGACCTCATAGAAATGTCTGCTAAATTTTCCGACGCCATTCTCACTCAATGCCAAGCCCAGGATGTTATTTCTTTTCTTGATGAAGTCGGTTTGTTGGATTATGATGCTTTGAAAGAGTACTTTACTGAAGAAGAAGATGATGATAATGAATGAAGAGCAGCTCCCTGAAACTATAAAGCAAGCCATTGCTGACAGGTATGAAGGATGGGAGTTGGTCGAACTTCTTGACCTTTCTGTACGAGACATCATCTATTATTTCGAGGAAGACATCCTCGATAAACTCGACGACATCAAAGAGGATTTGAGGATTGAAGATTCAATTGACGACGAAACACGAGAACCCTTTTAAAGAAATGGATTTTGTTGACCCGTCCAAGTTCTATTTCTGGCTGGGAAATGATCAGGAGGTATACTATCATGAAGACGGAACAGACACACCAATTAGAAGCACAGAAGTATTTGTCGGGAGTGGGTATGTATCTGGACAAGGTGAAGAATAATGGCGTACAAAGCAAAGCCATCGGGTCCGGGACCGAGAAGTGCCAGCCCTATCTTTCAGAACCAACCTCCTACAAAGGAGATGGAGACAAGCTCCTTAGGAGCGGAGAGAGAGACCCATCCGGAATCGATCCCAAGTCCGGTGGTGCGAAACTTGACGCAGGTAAGCCCTGCCTCTGGCGAGGAGCCGTTGACTACTTCCCCGGAGCACTGCGGGCGGTTGCTACTGTTTCAACTTTTGGAGCAACTAAATATTCCTGGAAGGGATGGTCCACAGTACCCGAAGGGTTTGAACGATATAGTGATGCGATGGTTCGTCACCTTGTCGCCGAGTCAGAGAAAGGTCCTTGGGATAATGATTCGGGAATCCTTCACGCAGCTCACGCGGCATGGAACGCCCTCGCGCGTCTAGAGTTTCTCCTCCGCGAAAAGAACCTACACGCTACTGCTAACGGAGATCAGTGATGCACGACTTTGAAGAAGAACGGTGGTGTGAGACTTGTGGTAAGACTATCGATCAAGAAGAATACTACTCTACAGGAGGAGACTGTTTCTCTTGTGACCAGTGGTGGAGAGATCACGATCCTGATAGTTTGCTAGACGGAGAAGACTGATGGAACAAACTCCTTCATGCATCTCTGTGTACGACGGAGAGTACTTTGACTTTCTTGATCCTGATAGTTCGGTATATACTGTTGCTACCATTGCTCATGCTCTATCTAATCTTTGTAGATACACTGGTCATGTCAATCGTTTCTATTCTGTTGCTGAGCATTCTGTCCTTGTTTCTCTGGCGGTGCCGAAGAAGTTCGCTCTTGAAGGTCTCTTCCATGACGCCGCCGAAGCTTTTCTTGGGGACGTTTCCTCACCTCTGAAGAAACTTCTGCCGGAATATAGGACACTAGAAGATGCAGCCATGTCTAGCATTGCTCGTCGCTTCAATCTCAGCCCGTGGAAGTTGCACTCCCTCGAAGTCCATCAGGCAGATAAGAGGATGTACCATGCAGAGCGACAGCATATCGCTCCTGGCAAAGATGATCTATGGCATACTAACCTACGTGCTGTTCGTAGCGTTAAGCCTGTGGGATTCTCTCCATCTGTGGCTGAGACTCTCTTCCTTGAGCGATACAAAGAGTTGACAGAAGGCCGTACAAATGAACGGAATGAACAAGTACGAGAACAAGGATCGTCGCAGGGTGAGGCGGCTATGGCGGGGACTTGATCCCCGTTTTCCTAAGTTGACTAAAGAGCAGCAGGCATACCGACAATCAATAAAGGATGATTTCATTGACGATTAAATTTCCTGAACTACCTAATCCTTTTCCTTCTGACTATGAGAAATTTATCGCAGTATCCCGATACGTGAAGTGGATCGAAGAGAAAGGCCGAAGAGAGACCTGGCCAGAAACTGTCAGCCGTCTGATTAACTACTACGTCAGTCGTGTCCCTCAGTTCGAAGAAGTAGCAGAAGAAGTATACGAGGCAATCCACAACCTCTCTGTTGTACCAAGTATGAGGGCCTTGGCTACAGCAGGTCCCGCTATGGATCGTAACGACATCTGTGCATACAACTGTTGCTACGCCCCTGTAGACAATCCTCGTGTGTTCGATGAAATCCTTTATATCCTTATGTGCGGCACTGGTGTCGGCTATTCAGTAGAGAAAATGTATGTCCACAAACTCCCAACAGTCTCAGAAACCTTTGAGGAAACCTCTAGCGTCATACACGTTGCAGATTCAAAGGAAGGTTGGGCACGAGCCCTCCGAGAACTCATCGCCCTTCTGTACGCAGGTCAGCTTCCCAAGTGGGACGTCAGTCGAGTACGACCTTCCGGCGAAAGACTTAGGACCTTTGGTGGCCGTGCTAGCGGACCCGAACCTCTGGTTGACCTTTTTGGATTCACTGTCCGCCTCTTTCGTGGTGCAGCCGGACGGCAACTCAGTTCACTAGAATGCCACGACTTGATGTGCAAGATCGCCGACGTAGTAGTCGTAGGCGGTGTACGCCGATCAGCTCTAATTAGTCTTAGTGATCCAGACGATGAACGTCTTCGTACGGCAAAGACAGGAGCTTGGTGGGTTGATGCAGGACATCGTGCCCTTGCTAATAACTCTGCAGTCTATACAACTAAGAGCCCTGACGTTGGGTTCTTTATGAAAGAATGGAAAGCTCTCTATGACAGCAAGTCAGGCGAGAGAGGCTTCTTTTCCAGGTACGCAGCTAAGAGAATAGCTGGACGTAACGGTCGTCGAAACATCGACCATGAGTTCGGTTGCAACCCCTGTTCTGAGATATTGCTTCGCCCATACCAGATGTGCAACCTGTCCGAACTGGTTGTACGACCTGACGATAACTGGAAGACTCTAGAGAATAAAGTAAGACTTGCTACAATCCTTGGTACTGTCCAGAGTGCCTTTACAAACTTCAAGTATATCCGTAAGATTTGGGCAGATAACTGTAACGAAGAACGTCTTCTTGGTGTATCCCTTACTGGCGTTCTTGACAACCCTAGTCTTATTCTCAATCCTTCTCTTCTTGAACACCTCCGTCAAGTAGCTATCGATACGAATAAAGAGTGGGCTGAGAAGATTGGTATTCCTCAGAGTACTGCCATCAATTGCATCAAGCCCTCGGGAACAGTGTCTCAACTTGTTGATTGCTCTAGCGGTCTTCACGCCCGTCACAGCGACTACTATCTTCGAACGGTAAGGGCAGACAATAAAGACCCGATGACAACCTTCTTGAAGGAGGCAGGAGTATACTATGAACCTTGTGCATTCAAGCCAGAGAGTACTACAATCTTCTACTTCGCTAAAAAGTCTCCCGCAGCTAGCATCAAGCGTGAGCAAATATCGGCTACTGGAAGTCTTGAAGTCTGGGACACCCTCCAACGTCATTGGTGCGAACATAAGCCCTCCGCAACCGTCTACGTAAAAGAGGGAGAATGGATGGAAGTAGGGGCTTGGGTGTACGAAAACTTCGAGGATCTTTCAGGAGTGTCCTTTCTTCCTTATGACGGCGGGACATACAAGCAGGCTCCGTACCAAGAGTTGAGTGAAGAGGACTGGAATGCTTGGGTTGAAGCCCATCCTATGCCAGTGATTAACTGGGACGATCTTTCCTTCTACGAGAAGGTGGATAGCACGACGGGATCACAGGAACTGTCTTGTTTTGCCGGCCAGTGTGATATTGTATCGATTGGAAACCCTGATGATTGAAGACGAAACTTATACATATCCGATGGCAGACGAGAGCGAAATCTTTGCTACCATTCCTCTCACTGAGTTGCAGGAGTTGATCGAAGACTCCGCCTTCCTACAGGCTCTGCGATACGCAGGTGTCGATAACTGGGAAGGTTATGAATTTGCAGTAGACGAATTTCAAAAGGAACACAAAGATGGGGATTCTTTCTTTTCTGTCTCCGATCCAAAGTAATCTCACTGCCGTACTAGGGGGGGCGCTTGCGCTCTCTCTGGTTGGTAACGGGACCTTGCTCTGGTACGGAACACACGAAGCTAAGGTAGCTACAAGCTATGTCACTATAACCAAGGCTGTCAACACAGCCGCTGTCATACATAAAACTATCACGGAGAACCGAGATGCAAAAGCAGTACAATCTTCTCAAGCTGACACTACTGGCACCATTGCTTCTGACATTGCCAGCCTGCGGAGCAAGAGTCGGATCATCTATCTGCCCCAACCTGCCGCCTCCGCCCAAGGAGCTGTCGGACCCAGTGAGGGAACCGTCATTTCAGCCACAAGCGGTAGTGCCCAACCCGACCAACCTCTTGCCAGTGGGTCCAGTCAACTCGTCCCGTTGACTCAACAGGAAGAAACAGATAGGGAGATTTGTGTCACCAACACCGATCTTGTCAAGGGCTGGCAGGCCTACTACCAGTCTCTGCTAACCATACAGAAGGAGGAGTCAGTTGGTACAACTAACCCAACAAATAACTGATGCAGCTATTGCCGTACGAAAGAAGTGGCTCGTCCCTGCCTCTGTAACTCTAGCCCAGTTTGGCCTGGAGAGTGCATGGGGTACAAAGGTTACAGGGAAGTTTAACTTCTTCGGCAACAAATGGGACGGCCAGGGTCCGTACACAGAAGTACCTACTCACGAGTACATCAACGGTCGGTATGTCTTGACAACTGCAAAGTTCAAAGACTTCACAGGGTATGAAGACGCCTTCGATTTCCACGGTCAGCTCCTTGCTACACACCCTGCCTACCACAATGCGATGGCACTGGTAGATCATCCAGAAGCTTTTGCTCACGCACTTACTGGTGTTTACGCCACCGACCCTCTGTACGGCGACAAGTTGGTAGAGATCATGAGAGGCTCTGGACTAGAGAAGTATGACGTATGAAAGTGACAGCAGCCCTACAGTCTCTGAACGAGGTAGCTCTCTGTTTCGTCAACAAGTGGTGGCGACCTGTGGGATACGCAACGGTGATAGGAGCGATGGCGGCAAACACCATCCTCATTCCTATCCTAAACAAGACTGGAGTTTCCCTGAGGGAACTTTCGGTATTGATCTTAGCCTTTGCCCCACTAGCCGCCTTGCGTACGTACGAGAAGATGAAGGACCCAAATGACCCCCTAGGTCAAGAGCCTAAGGACCCTTCACAGGCAGACGCCAATGCGAACTGACTAGACAAAAAGAAACCCTCCCCGGCTTAATTGCTGAGGAGGGATTTTTTATGATATGATTAGTGTGCAAGCTTGAAGTATTCAATCACTGTATAGACACCACCAATGATTGACGTACCAAGGATTGCTGTGATAAGAGAGAGGGCTCCTAGACCTTTATGCTTGAACGCAAGGAGGGCATCTAGCTTTTCCTTGATGTCTTCGTTCTGGGCGGAAAGATGTTCCACCTTAGTCTCTAGAATAGCTAGTCTCTCCGGCATAGATAGGTAAGTCTCACTCATCGAACGGCTTTCTTGTCTGGTATGAACTGATTGTCAGGAACAAAACCTTGAGAGACTGTCGGTGCTGTGGCATCAAGTACCTCGTCACGGGCATTTTTTCTTTGAGCGTCGAGTACCTCTTTCAGCCTTGCTATCTTATCTGTATCCGACATACTCTGATACTCTGGAGATTGAATCTCTTGAGCAAAGTCACGACGGAAATAATCACCTGACTTTTCTTGGTACGACCTAAGCTGCTCTGGCGTAAACGTAACCTTATGGGAGACGTCGTCGTCATCGTACGCAGTGTAAGTCTTACTTTCAGGAAGCACCATCTTCTTGTTAGCCAGTGTCGAAAGACGATTGACTTCTTGGATGGCCGGGTCCTGTTCGACAGGTTGTATCTTGAAAGGTCCTGAACGAGAAGGCATAGGACGACCGTAGACGTCAAGACGTGCAGGCAAAGTACCTGCCTCCCAAGGGAGAATAGCCTTGACTTTGTTGACAGCTTCCTGTGCTCCAGACTTGTCAAGAGTGTCCGTCACGTACGGAACTTCCTTATTCGTCTCTTCTCTGAGAGCTGCGTTGTACGGAACCATCTGACTAGGGATGCTAGTGAGGTAAGACCTCATCTTGTACTCTCCGCCCTGCTTGTCCAGAGGGGCAAGGAAAGGAGTCAAGTCTTTGATGGTGCTCTCGTCGAGAACAGTCTTTAGCATACTAGAGAAGGCAGCCTTGACCTTACCGGTGTAGCCGTCTTGATCTTTAGTGGTCTTCAGTTCGTCACGGGCGTTAGCCAAGAGGAGGGCGTTATCTGCCACTGCCGACATACCTTTGATGGTGTAGTAGTTATCCCCGATCTTCATCGAGTTAGCAGGAGCGCCATTGACAGGGTTACTGCCGTTAATGACTCCGTCTTGTACGATGTATTGCATAAGCAGTCCGGTCAGACCTGCAGCAACTGCCATACGGGCAGCAGCTTTCTGTCCTTCCAGTCCACCTTTAGCCAACCCGATTTGGTTGTACCTATCAAGAGGAGCAAGAGGTCCCCACCTTATGCCAGCCCTCATGACGCCATCGACGATACCGTTGAATGGAGCAATGAATGCAGACACGCCCGGAACAGGTTGTGTAATCATACGGCCAGAACCATCCTTGGTAGGATAACGGATGCCTTGTTCTACACCGTTGGCTGCACCAGTGACAAGCCTTCCCATAGGTCCCATAGGATCACGAAAGGTATCGATCTTGGTTTGCTTATCTACCTCTGAGAGCATCTCGTGAGTAGGGTTGTTACGGGCATCTGACATCTTTTGCCAGAGGTCGACAGGATCAGCAAGAGAAGCTCCATGATCTCGGGCATACTTAGCTGCCTGATCCCATAGATAACTCGTACCAAAGATATCTTTGACGAACTCTCCTGTTGAATGGAGAAGATTGAGAGGTGCAGAGAGAAGAGCATCTGCGGTGTTGTAGACAGGTCTTTTCATGAACGTAGAGTTCATCAGATCGTTCTTCAACATACCGAGAGGAGCAGACCCCGAGCCCTCGTCAGAGAACAAACCCGGAGCCCTCTTCTGCAGGGCGTTGACGAAACCGTCTGCATAACCTAGACCACGAGCAGCCATCTGTGTGGCATAGACCCTTTCCGCTCCTGGTATTATCCTCAGAGGTTGACCTACCGTGGCAGCAAGAGAGTCAGAGATAAAGTTCAGACCATTCTGTGCAATCATGCCTCCATATATTTTGACGTGGTTGGCAAGATTTGACACAAGACCAGAGATGTATCCCTTACGAAAAAGATCAATGATACCGGGGTCTTTACTGGCCGAGGCGGCAAGGATTTTACCTACGCTGTCAGGGTTGTTGACACCCAGTTTATCGATCTCTTCCTGTACGTCCTTATTCGAGATTCCGTTATCGAAGTCTCCTGTTTTACCGCCGGTGGCGAGACGACCTTGCTGATCGATCTGACGTTGACGAGCCCTGAATGCAGACCCTTGTCCGTACGCACTGTCGTCTGCGAGGTTGAACATAGCCCGAGTGGCGTTACGTTCGTCTTCAGTAAGTCCTTCAAATCCTACACGAGAAAGCTTCTGGGCCATGGCGTAGGTTTGGATACGTACAGCTTCAGACCAAGGAGCTAACTCACGGGGATTACGAGGACCGTCGAAGAGAGAGTAGCCATGACCGTCGTTGTTGTGGTCGTTGAGATAACTCTTAGTCTTCTCGTTGAGTTCATCGAAACCGTCTTTGTCTTTGGCTGCCGTAGTACGAGCCCATTCATCATAGGCGTTACGGAGATCAGGATCGTTAGAGACTTTGTCTTTGTTGATCGATCCAGCAAACTGGTCGTCTACCCTCATATGCGGAGGAGCAGGCCGAGGTTCTCCGTCAGGACCTACTTCAGTTCCAGTCCCGTTACCACCATTACCATTGCCATTACCACCACCAATCAAACCAGTTTCTTCATACGGTTCGTGGATGACATTGGTAGAACCGACAGCCGTACCAGTAGGCTGAGAAGGGGCTACTTCGTTAGCAGCTTGAGATTGAGGACCGTCAGGAGCCCGACCACCAGTACGACGGTCTGGGACGTTGTCGTTTACTCCTACAGTAGGTTCTTCAGGTACAGAAGGTTGACCACGTTCACGAAGAGCTTGGGCATTTAATCTCACTGTACGATCAGGATTAGCTCCTGAGATACGGAGTCCTTCAATGGTGTCGACGTCGGGGTGAGCGGCGGCGAGTTGTTTACCAAGATTGAGGGTTTCACCTACACCAAGCTTGACAGGATTAGTCTTGTCACCGATGTCGATGGAATGGATGGTGTTACCTTCGACGTCATAAGAACCCTTAACGACCTTGCCGTCAGGAGTCTCGTACGTAAAGGTATGGCTTGGCCTGCCCGGATCAGGGTTAGGTGTACTAACAAAACCGGGTTGTTTGATATCTTTCTGACGAAAACGATTAAGATCAGCAGATGTCGTAAGAGGATCACCATTAGAATCAGTGAGTTGTTCTCTTGCTCCAGATACTCTTGCACCTGTGAAAGTGTTGGCATCAGGGTATTGAGCAGCCACAGACTTAAGGAAATCTCTTTGTTCAGGAAGAGCCCAAGATTGTTTATCTTCTGGTAGAGCCCAAGGATTTCCTACAGATACTTTTGTGATATCGCCATCTTTATCGACAGTGAAGTATCCTGAGATTTTAGAACCGTCATCTTTAGTATAGTCGAAGTGATGGACATTTCCTCCGTCTTCAGGAGGATAAAAAGTTGTATTGTTGTGTACGACTTTGTTGTCTACATCCTGCATTGCAGGACTAGTGACTGCATCACCACCCGGCAGTTTACTTTCAATCACGCCTTGAGTTTCAGGAGTAACTGTATGATTTTCTTTGGTAAGGGGATGGGCAAGGACCGATCCTGTGGGAGCACCAGTGTCAGGGTCAACGTAAGCACGGCCAGCAGAAGTTACCTCACCCGTATTAGGATCACGGACGTTAATGGGGTGGTAACTGCCAGTCTCATCAGTCTCGCGGATAGGATCGACATGGGTCGTATCTACCGTAGGATTGACAGGAGGCTGAACCTCAGAACGCTTACCTGACAGTTCGTCAGGGATGTCTTCATCGAAAGAGATCGGGCCCTTATAGCCCTTCTTAACTGCCTGTACGTTAGCTTCGATAGCTTCCTTAGTGGCAGGGTTGTCAAGGGTTGGGTGATCTTTGAGGATGTCGGCAGTCGATGCACCGGCTTTAATTTTACCTGAGATATCGGCCTTGACTTCAGGAGTGAAATACCCTTCTGGGGTATGCATAGCTTCAAGACCCAACCCAGGAAGGGCGTCCATGATAGCTTCACCAAGAGACTGAGTTCCGTTACCACCACTCATGTCATGACCTGTCAAGGCACGACCGATGATGTTAGCGGTATCTTCTGCACCAGTTACGAAACGATTAGCCAAACCGATGGCAGGGCTCAAGCCGTAATCAACCAGCAACCTGCTAGGAGTTCCTCTAGTCGTACCACCAAGAGCGTCTTTCTGGTCTTCAGACATACCAAAAGGATCAGGACCTTCGGGGCGAAGATTCTGGGTATCCCTCATGAAGTCGAAACGACCAGTAGTAGTAGGATCAGGTGCCATAGACGGCGTCTGAGAAAACTGTTGCTGACCTTTCAAAGACCAAGCCGGGACAGTTACTTGTTGGCCTTCATCGACGATAGTCGTAGGGGTGTCGTCACGCATCGGTGTCATAGAAGGCATCACAGAGGCGAGAGGGTCTACACGAGGATCGACGTCAGGCACAAAGGCATGGCTAGTATCTGGTGCGTCTGAAATGAACTGATTACTAGCCATATATTCCTCGTTACGGAGCAAGCTCCTTGCGTTAATTATTGGATAAGGTAAGTCTTGCCACCTACCTGTACGGCAGGATGACCGTTGATCTTACCACGAACTGCCGTACTAGGAATCCTGTTGGCAGGGATCGTAGGCATCTGGTCAGAAGTAGGAGCAGCCGATGGAGCCCCTGCAGGAGAAGTAGTTACCCCTGCTACTGGAACAGGTCGATGACTCTTCATAGGAGCTACGCCGCCTTGAGGCAACCCGGCAGGCATGACGATATTCGTGCCAGGGATTGTACCACCGGCAGGAATGCCCATAGCCTTGCCGAGAGCGATCTGGGCCTGAAGGGTTTGAGCCCCTGCCTGCTGTTGATGAGCCGAGGCGTTGACACCGCCTGCGGCAGCTTGGCCGTAGTTACGAGCAATCTCCGAAGGCAACAGAGCCTGACCGTTGGCGGCACCTTGGGCACGAGCTTGTGCAGTAGTCTGAGCAGCACCTGTTCCAAGGTACTTATACTCCGGTACGTTAAAGGTATTGGCTTGATCGAGGATCGCCTTACCTGCGTCATTCCAAGTCTTCTGCCCAGTCTTTGGATCGATAGTGACGTACTGAGAAAGGTTCTTAGGGTCGGGAAGATTCAAAGGACTAAGGTCTGTAGTCTTACCGAAGACGTCTTGTGTCTTTCCGTACAGAGACTCGTAGGTGTCAGGAGTCGCAGACGAGATCAGTTTACCAGCTTGTGATCTCCGAGTGTCGTCATACTTCTGTACGGCAGCTTGATGGGCATCGGCTGCAGTCATTCCCTCTCTTTGCATATTTGCCATAGCGATCTGACGATTAGCCAGATTGTTCTGCAGTTCGAGAGCTCCCTGGGTATCACCAGTTGCGGCTAGCTTAGCTACAGCTTCCTGAGGATTACCCTGAAGGTTAGATAGAGCGGCGGCCTGAGCCCTCTTGGCAGGATCGTCCTTGAACGGCATCTGAAATCCTGCCGCCTCAGAGATGGTATCACCAAGCCAGTTCAGAAGCTGCCCCGGCAAGCCGTGGATACCAAGGATACCAGTAAGGCTATGGTTCGGTACGGCAGACGGTTGAGGAGCCATCTGAGGCTGTTGAGGAGCTTGTCCCTGACCTTGACCTAGAAGCATCTGCATAGCAGAAGGCTGGGGTTGAGGTTGAGGAGCCATCTGAGGAATGCCCTGAGAAGGGTCGCCAAGAGAGGGGTTATAGAGGGGTGCGTTCAACGAAGGAGCGACACCAGCAATTGTATCAAATAGACCGGGCATCATTATTCCTTAACGATAGACGGACCCAGATGCAGAACCTGTATTGACAGGTGTTCCGTACGAGGGTAAGATGTAGTTGTTAGCCCAGTTAGCTGCAGTTTGTTGAGCCATATTCGTTCCAGACTGAACTGCCGTCTGGGCATTAGAAGCAGGAGCAACAGTCTGGAAAGGGTTGGTGTACTGGGCTTGTCCTCCCTGAGTAGAGGGAGCCTGAGCTTGTGAGCCCTGACCTCCTCCTTGACCTTGACCTTGGCCCATAAGAGAACTGCCGAGCATCTGCCCCAATCCTCCCATTATTCCACCAGCTCCGGTCATGCCGGTACTTGCGCCTAATGAAGTTAGGAAAGCAGCCATTACAATCCGAGTCCTTGTTTGCTCGATCCGTTACTGGTCTGACCAGCACCGTTGATGGAGTTGTTGGCTTGGATACCGAGACCTGCCAGACCTGACTGGTTCTGGATATACTGCTGTAAGAAGTTGTTGGCTGTGTTCTGGCCGTAGTTAGATACAGCTTTGAGAGTGCTGCCAGAGTTCAGAAGGCCATTAGTTGCGGCGTTGCCAGTGATGGCGTCCGTACCTTGCTGGAGATTGAAGTTGTACCCCGAACTGTTCTTGGCGTTGTTGAAAGCCTGTTGCTGCTCCGCCGTTCCGCCGTTACCGAGTAGGGCAGAGATCGCAGATGCAGCAGAACCGGTCTGACCAACCGTACTACCAAGACCACTGGAAGCAGCCCCGAAGTTCTGGTTGTTAGAGGACTGACTGGAATTGCCTCCGAGGAAGTTACTCATGCATTGCTCCGAATCTTTTGTGGAACTCTTGCTTAGTCACAATGAACAATTCGCAAGGAGGGTTAAGTTGTGACAGGATACCGTACGAGGTATATCCCAGTTGTCGGTTCATCCATCTGGCAGCTTTGTTATCTAGAGGTGTGTACCCTCTCATACAAAGACAATCTGTTTCGTTGAACCCGAAAGACATCATCTGTACGGCTCTCTGTATGGCCTCGCGTCCCCGAGACTTGAAGAAGATGTGAGCTTCGTACAAACCAGCAGGACCGTCGTCAGCCTTGTGGAGGATACCTACATTGCCGAGGTCGTCAACAAAGGCGAGGTTGCCTTCTTGATTGATCCACTCCTGTAGGTCTCCGTCACCAGCCATGCCTCGATACTTGTCGATGGCTTCGTCTATGACAACAAAGTTTTTCGTGATAGTGATCATTTGCTTACCTGATACTGACAACACTGTTGTAACAGCCGTTGTTGCCTCCTCCAAAACTTACTACTTCTGCGAGGCCTGTTTTAGATAAAGTACCTGTAAATTGACCCACAAAAGCTGAGGCGTTAGTTCCAGTAAGAGGAGTAGCCAGTGAAGTGAAATTAGAAATAGTTACAGCACCGTTGCCTCGCATATAACTAAAACCAATTATCAGATCAGTTTGTTCAGCGTCCTCTAAAGGAGGCATAGCAAAAGTTGATACACTTCCTGATCCACCGCTTTGATTCCACTCGCCTTGTCTATATCGAGTTACAGTTGAGCCGTCTACAATAACAACGGCGTAGTCGCCATCAAAACCACCAGTGGCATTTACTGTTACGTACCCAAGAGAGATATCAGAAGCATCAAGCTCTTTGACGATTGTAATACCGTTGGCATAGTTACCATTAGGAGATGGTCCTATATTAATCCAACCGTCTCCAACTGTCAGAAGATTATACCCGTTAGTGACAAATACAATCGCGACATCACCTGCTATTGTGCCAGCAGGAAAGGGGACGTTAATAGTGTTCGAACTATAAAACCCTAAAGAACTCGCCCGAATGGTTGGAGTTATAGGAATAGGTGTTTCTCCTCCGAGACCAAAAACACTGAGAGTTGTTCCAGTTTGAAATGTTCCTGAGTTAGGGGTTAGAACAATATTAGTTATAGGAGCTGTTCCTGTCCAAGTCCCTGCTCCATGGTCAATAACACCAGTAGCTAAAAAAGCCCCTGCACTGCTAGTTCGTTTTGGATTAACTGAACTTGAATACTCAAAAATAGAAAATTCAGTTACACCTCCTGATCCGCTATCTGTCGCCCCACAACGAATTTTTGTACCAGAAGCAAAACCATTACCAAGTCTATTTTCTACATACCAGGAATAGTTGTTACCTGTGTCGCCGTTGAACTGAGCATATAGTTCTTCTGTTGCTGTATTAAAAAAAGTTCCAGAAATCAACAAATCTTGATATATTCCCGGAATACTTGGAATTGTAATCGATGCCGCTGGAGCTGTGAGAGTAGTTTGAAAAAGCAAACTTGAGATACTTCCTCCGCCACCTCCAGAGATAGTCACAAGAGCTTCACCGGAACTCGGAGTGCTGACTGTACCACCAGAGAACTTAATGGTGTTGACGTTAGTGACAGTAGTCGTCCCATCTTCGACGGCCAATGCTGCCGCCCCATCTGCCGCAAGAGTGATACGACCGTAGGCGTCGACAGTGATGTTAGCTCCTGTGTACGAACCTGCCGTGACACCAGTTTCTGTAAGACCTACACTAAGAGGGGCGTCGGAGAGAAGGCCACTACTCGGAGTAATGCTTACACCGTCTACTCCGACAAACTCTGAATTCTGCAACGCCGTGATCTGGGCTTGAAAACCTGAGATGTCGTCGGTATTACTTGTGATCTGACCGGAATGGTTTAGGATATAACGCATGAAATAATCAGAGGCGTTACCCTGTTGATCTACAATAGGAAACCTCTGCTGAAGAGGTTGGATAGGTGTTATTGGCGTGGCTGCATTATTTACCTGAGCCATCAAGCATCTCCATACTATCGATACGTTTGAGTGCGCCGTAGTCTACAGTCTTGAAGATACGACCGGGGGCTTTCATACTCCCGAGTGATCGCCAGTACAGTCTGCTATCGATGTCTCCTGGGGAGATATTGATCGTGCCGCAGTCTTGGTATGTCTGACCTCTGTCGTCTGAAACGTACAGGTCCACACCATCGATGGCCGTATCCGCCTGTTCACCAATACTTCCCTGGATTTGTACACCGTAACACGGCATTTTCTTATAACCCCTGAAGGGGAGTTGACCGTAAACCTCTCTACGGAAAGGAATAGGTAGGGCAGCGCCGTAGACCGGAGAATCGTCCTGGTCTTGAAAAGGGTTGAGGAAGTAAATACTGCCGTTGCCGTCATCACCAACCAAGACATTAGAGCCGTAAGTATAAGACCAGCTCTCTCCGCCATGCCAGTTCTGTCCGTTGTAGGCATTCCAGATATTGAGGTCGCCACTTGACCAGGTATACCACTGTTGTGAATGATCGTCATAGACTAGGGTCTCCTGAGTTCCAAGACGAAGTACGTAGTAGTTGTGGCCATCAAGTGTGAATGTCCAAGCTCGTACAGAAGGATCAGCGTTTGATCCTCTAGCGATGGCAAAGATATTGATCTGAGAAGCTCTAACCAAGTTAGTCGGTTGTATAACTCCCTGTAGTTGTACTTGAGAAGAACGAACCTCTGCAGCAGGGAAGGCTGCAACAGCAAGGACTTGTTCCTGTGAGGCACTAATCGTTACTGCTGCCATGACCTTATACTGTCCTATTAATTTTGACGTCGACGTTGTTTACTGCTATGGGCGACCAGACTTCTCCGGTTGCTGGATCGAGTTCGACTACGTCGTACTGATAGTTAAAGGAGGTACTGACGGAATGGGTTGTACCTGTGTGGGTAGAGCTTCCTGAGATTAGATCGACCTGATAGTTGGCATCGCCTCCGTCAGACTTCTGAACTCTTTGCAGGGTCATAACTCCCCGTACGCCTACGACATTGGACGGTAGAGAAGCAATACCACAAACAGCACCAGCAGGAATAGGTCCGACACCGGCTTCGATATAGTTGGCGTCGTTAGGCGGTTCGCCTCCGATGGTTCCGTTGACAGTTGTACCGCCAACAATAGTCCAACCATTAGATACATCACTGTCCAAAGCCAGTCTATATACAGTGCAAGGACCAATAGAACCGGCAGTGTTATTGACAGTGCCTGTCTTGTCATAGATGACGAAGTCCTTCTGTAGGATAACCCCTCCGGGAGAACCTTCCCCATATCGGGGAGACCAACCTACGACGTAGATGAGGGTGCTAGGAGCTGCCGTAAATGAGTAGGTAAGGACGGATACCCCTTCTACAAAGACAGAGATTTTCCCAAGGACGTAATCGACCATGGCTTCGACATGCCACCAAGTTCCGTACGTAAGTACAGGAATGACAGTCGTTGCCAGAGGGGCAGCGCCCGAACCAAGAGCTCCAGGTCCATAGATCGACAAGGCTCCGTTGACTTCTGATACGAGACGGTAGAGGACGTTACCTCCTCCATCTGACCATTGCATCAAAGACCTGACCGACCCTCCAGTCATGTACCATCTCTTTGCCATTCCAATGGCACTAGAAGGAACAGGAAGGTTGGCGGCGTTGTCGCTGTTGTCGTAGTTAGAAAGAGTTTGCCCTACTTGAAGACAATATTGACCTGCAACAACTGGATCAGCTACGACACCGTTAGGAAAGCCTGCACCTCCTTGAAGAAAACTATAAGGAGTTCCTGACAGGAGATAGGTCAAACTCTCAGAGCCTGTGCCACACCATCCGTAATTATCACACCATTGAATGGCCATTAGCAGTCCTTAGTTAAAGTGTAGGTACGAAACCTTGACGTTGTAGGGCCAAACGGATTCGTTCTTCGATGGCTGGAGTTGAGATGCGGTTCTGACCGGACTTGATCTGAAAGACTGCTCCGTCCTCATCTACGAGGATGATAGAATCTTTGACTTGTACAGCAGTATCAGGCCAACAACCTCGGTCGTACAAGATACCTTGATAGCGTTCCATCGGGGTAGCGAATACACCGGTGGTAATCCACGGCTCTGTAGTTGATTGACCCATAAGCCAGAACATATCGCCGAAGACTAGGCATTGTGTTATGCCATCAGGGGCGCGTTCTGCAGTGGCATAGTCGAGAGGATCGATGGTGTTCTCGCCGGGGTTGATCCAATAGAATCTTCCCATGATGTTGGCAGTCTGTACAGGTACAGTGATGATATAGCCGTTAATGTAGGCGACTGAGATGCTTCCGTTATCGTCAGGGACTTGGACTTGACGAAGCTCTTCTGTACCACCGCCGGTCATAGTGGCTCCATTAAGCCAAGAGATGTTAGCTCCTGTTACCACAGTAGTAGAGATGGCGTCACCAGTCGTACCAAAGGTGTTATACTGTACGAAAAGATCAGTTGTATCTGAGTTGTATGCAGTACAAGTTGGATTCGCCTGGAGGGCGGTAGAGTAATCCGTACCGGCAGTTCCAGAGGCGTTGATGGCATAAAAGAGTTCTGTAAGACTTTCCGCACTTGTCAGACCGAGTTGAACCAACCAAGGGTTAGCGCTCGTACCGTCAGGACTTCCTGCATCAACGGAACCGCTAGTCCATTGATAGTAAGTGGTATCGATCTTTACTGTATATCCGTTGGCAATCAAACCCGAGGCATTGAGATCAGCAGTAGCTTGGGCGTTGTCGGTATAGAACCACAACAGTCCCCCGTCTGCGATGTACAAGAAATCAGGAGTGCTGCCTAGAGGAGCAGTGGCAGCCATAGATACGGCATCGGTAATGGTTTGACTGATCTGTCCTATGGAATGGAAAGTTCCGTCAGTCTTCAGTCTCCAAAGGAATAGACCAGAGACTACGAACATGTCAGAGTTGAACGTACCTTCACAAGTGAATACCCTTCGGATAGGCCCCGTCCCAATCTCTACAAATTTCTGAAGACCAGGACGAGCAATGAACGAAGTTTTGTTGTCGTTGAGGGCAGGATTTTCTTCCATGAACCTGTTGCGTACATAGGCACTTGGCGAATCTGCCACAGACCTATAATAGTCACCGGTTACAAAAGGAATGTCTACCACCAGGGAATACCTCTCTGAAAACTGCCCCACGTGTAGGCATCGAAGTTTCTATAAGCCTTGTTAGAAGGCAGACGTTGTAGACCGATCTCGACAGGAACCTGAGTGATCTGGGCGTAGCGAGAATAGAACTGGCCCTTCAATCTCTTAAATCTCTGTACGGACTCTCCTGCCATCGTGACGCCGTTACGGACGTTGATGCGGTCTGCTAATCCGATGATAAGGAATTCGTCGAACTCTTCTGGGAAAGGAGAGACGTCCGTCAACCCGAGGTCGTTGACCTGTTCCCAGTTGGCGAGGTCGGCGCGATAGAAGAAGACTTGGTTGTAGTTGTTAGTCGAGAGAGTAATCGAGGGGTTGCCTTGGATGTTCCGCCCGTTACCTAAGACTGTCAGAGGGTATGTCTGGAAGTTACCAGAGACGTCTACAAACGCCATACGAGAACCGTCGTTAGGCTGAGGAGGCATATTAACCGTCTCGGCTCCGGTGAGGTTGCACAAAAGTCTTGTATTAATTGGTACGAAGGTATTCATGATGTCGTTGTAGTACAGAGGAATGATACCTACTGTCTCGACGTTATTCAAACCGAAGGGGATGTTGATTAGGTTCTCACCCATCTCCGCTCCCCAGAGGGAATCGATGAACCTGTTAAGAAGTACGAGGGCTTCGGCCTGCTCAGCAGTCGTAGGCGTACCACCCAGTCCCGTAAGGTTACTTTCACGGTAGGCATCATTGACGATTGTTGTAACTGGAGTGCCCATGATAATCCTTAGTGTTAATGGGTTTACCCTGCAGTTAGCCTACTGCAAGAACACCAGAAGCGCCACCAGCAGCCGTAAGAGTATATCCACCTTGTGTGACGAATGGAATAGTATACCACGTCCCTGCAACTACAGGAAATGCCGAAAAGATAATGAGAGGTTCTGACACTGACTGTACGACGTTGTTATTCGAGAGAGTAATCGTACCAGCAGTCAAGGCAAGAAAACCTCCGATAGAGTTGGCAGTCTTGGAAGATACGGTGACATTTACACCTACCGGGACCGGAGTATACCGGAGAGTTACGTGACCCATCGTGATTCCTTATTAATGAAAAGAGGCCCAGCCATGTACAAAACAGAGGACTGGGCCAAGTATTATTAGTTGCCGTTGACGCGGATGATCCGACGACGGTCACGAATGTTAGCCGTCAAGGCGACATCGAAACGAACGTCATGTTCACCGGTCTGGAAGTTCGACCACTGCCACATACGGACAGAAATCGGAACCTTCGTCAGCGACTTCATCAGCGCCTTACCAACCGCAGGCATCGTCAGCGGGACGGTGTTGACTACGACAGCCGACTTCTGCAGATAGGCACGAGCACGGTAGTTAGTGCTAGGAGCACCCTGGAAGGTTACGGCAGCGGCAGCAGCAGGGATAACCGAGACAGTACCATTGGCAGTATTTACAGTCGTAGTACCACTTTCATCTGCCGTACCAGGAACGATAATGGCAGGGAAGATCGTCAGCGTGGCAACGCCCGAACCGTTTGCAGTCGCGGCATTGATTACCGTGAATTCCTGCAGCCAGTCGTTAGGGGCCTGGGCGCGGTTGTCCCAGCCATAGACACCAGCGATGTTGAAGGTTTCACCTGCAGCAATCGTGGCACCAGCGGCGACAGTGACCTGGAACGACTGGGTCATATAGAGACCAGGACCAGGAGAGACGGAGACGTCTTGGTAGTTTACGTTCTGGGCACCAGCGGTGACCGTACCAGCAGTCGCAGAGCGAGTACCGGTCGTCAGGATAGGGAGCTGCTGAGTGAACATGACGGGGGTGCCGTCGAGTTCGCCAGAAAATCCCTTACGGAAAGCGCCGTCAACGAGGTCGTCCGACTTCAAAGTCAGGATGTACGAACCGAGGGTTTCACGGTCTTTGTACGAGAGGATGGCACGAAGGTCTTCATCACCTGCGCCAACTTCTTTCAGACGTGTATAAGCCTGTGCCCAGTCATCCCAAGTGTTGATACCGTTGGCAGGGTTGCCGAGCCATTGGTTACTTGCAAGGACTGCAGTCTTCATGATGTAGGCGTCGATCTGTTCCGCCAAGTTAGTGGCGGCATTCTTGAGAGCTTCACTCTCACGAGCTGCACCGATGCTCTGGATTTTCTGGAAGTCACCCCAGCCCATGCTGGAACCAAAGGTACGGTTGACAGTAAACTGCTCCGAACCAAACGCAGTCGCCTGTACGCCACCAGTCAAGTCCTGGACGCCATTGACAGTCTGAGTCACGACATACCGAGGGCCGACCTGTTCAGTGACAGTCAACTTGTTACGGTCATCCATTTCTCCGTCAAACTGTTTCCAGGTGACGGCATCGGCAGAGATGAGGTTATTCTGAAAAGTAGCTGCAAAGGCATTCAATACCAGCTTTGCCTGGTCGACAGTTACAGAAACAGTCATTAGTTAAGGTCCTTATTTTTCGTACAGTATGTACTATTTTCGCTTTCTAGTGGCGAAGAATGCAGCACTGAAAGCATCTAGATCATCAGTATCGCCTTTGACCTCACCGCCAACTGCTACACCGCGAGCGGTACTAGGAGCAGGTTTAGGGGCCGCAGACACGCGGGGTTTAGGTTGTTCTTCACCCTTGGCAAATCGGGCCTCAAGCCGACCAAGAGCAATAGCAGCACCGAGAGGACCTTTGCTGACAATCGCCTGTGCTTCATCGAGATGATTAGCAAGGTGATACAGAACTTCTGGACCGGCATCCAAACCCATGATTGTCTGAGCCAAAAACTCTCCGTAGTCGGGAGCAATGTTCGAGAACGTACCAACAAGTTCTTGACCTTTGGCACGGAAATCAGGGATTGTTTTCTCCGTCTCAGCGATCTTATCTTGCCAACCTTGATTGAGTTGGGCGAGATGATCCTGAGCAGCCTTCTGTGCAGCGGCCTTAGAGGCTTCTGCTTCCCGTTCCTTGGTGACCTTGTCGATTGTAAATACAGTCAAGTCGGCGATATAGGTGGGATCGAATTCACCGAGAGGATACTTCAGTGAGCCGTCTTCATTCACGGCAACGGGAGAAGGACCTTCGTTGTTTTCTGGCTTGGGAGTTTCAGTCTTAGGCAGACGTGCTTCGAGTTCGGCAAGTCGAGTTTCAAGAAGCGCCTTAGCGGCACGTTCTGCTTCGACCTGACGTTCAGCTTCACGCTGCTTTGCAGTCAGTTCATTGATGCGCTCTTGAGCAGTCTTCTTCTTCGGCTGTGGGGCCGGGGATGAAGGTTCCTGATCTTCGAGGTCTGGGTCTTGGGCGTCGGCATCATCGACGGCGTCAGCGGTATCTTCATGTGTATCTTCAGGGACATCGTCCTGGTCGTCATGATCTAGAGCAAGTTCTTCTGCAGCTTCTGCAGGCTTGGCCGAGCCAAACATAAGAGAGGAGAATGCATCGAGGTCATCTGTGTCTGGAGCGACGAAGGTATTGTCAGTCATACTGATTGCGGTTCCTTAACCGATAGCCACTGTTTGCGTACGATCTAAGGGGGTGGCGGGTCCCCTTAGGTACGAGATAACTGTAAGATAGGCTGTTATTCAGGAGTAATCATTTAACCTTTGTCCATATCACCAAAGGCACCTATTTATTACTCGCCCTGTTGGACGGTATTCGTAGCGGGAGTTTTATCTGCCGCCCTATCAAGCATTGCTTTCTTTACGAGTTGCTTCTCTTGATAATACTGTGTCAAGTCCTGCAAGTCCAACTCATGGTCTTGCTTTGTCTTCTGTTGGGCATCTCCTTGATGGAGTTGTGCTACAGTAGTCAAGCCATTCATTTCGAGTTGTTCTTGTTTGTGATGTGTCTCGGCATCGACTTTCTGCCTTTCAGTCTCTGCCCTATAGGCGTCGATCATGATCTGCTTCTGGTGGACGTCGTACTTCACTTCAAGGACTTGGTTCCTCTGAGTCAGTTGCTGATTCTCCTGCTGGAGCTTCTGCATCTGCTGTTGAATTTCCTGGATTTGTTCCGGTGTCGGACCCTGAGGTTGACCGCCGCCTTCATCCTTCAACTTTTGTTGCTCTTCTGGAGACAGGTACTGAGGAGGAATAGTCTTCATCAAACGATCTGCGAGGACGTCTGCACCCGGCCAATCTTGTGCCTTGGCAATTACGTCACCGGCGACTTGGATCAACTGAGGCCATACCTGGACAGCTTCCATCATTGCCTGAGCAGCTTCTACCCTACGAGTAGTATAACTCGGGCCAGTTTGGAGAGCTGTGTCGTAGCTTCCGACGGCAAGGTTCGGGGAGTTGGGGTCCATCGGATCGTTGATTTTGACAAGCCTGAGAGATTCGTCTTTACCGACGAGTCGTACAGTTCGTGTGCCGTCATAGATTTGTCCAATCAATTGGTTGATGACGTCACCACCTTCGAGGATGGCGGCGTTGCCGTTGTCATGGAACGTCAGTTGACCTACGTCGCCTTCCCTTTGACGGGCGATGATGGCACGACCACTGGTTTCGTTGCTAGGAACACCAAGGGAGGCGTCCTGCATACCAGAGACATCCTTCATATCCTGTACGAGGAGCTGACTTTCGTTGAGCAGGGCCATCTGAGGAGTAGGAGGTTCGATCCTTTTGATCGTCTGATCGATGACGGCTTCGTCGTTAACAATCAGGAGAGGATCACGAGTGAGGTGAGCCTTCCGCATCTGATCTTCACGACCCGTCACTGAACTTTCTGTAGCAATCCACTGAGCCTTAGGGGCATACCCGAGCTGTTCAGTAGCAATCGACCGCCAGAAGTTCCTCATACGGGCAGGGTCTTTCATGAACCGAACCATACCATATCGTACACGACGGTGAGTGATCGACACTACACGTCCTGAGATACGGATGATAGGGACACGATTGAGCTTATACTCGTATGGTCCTGAGAGGATGGAGTTGCCAGTGCAAAGATGCATCTGGGCGTACAGGCAAGGACTGATCCTTGTCTTGATAGGGCTGCCATGGGCCTGGAGAATCTCTTCGAGATCATCTCCTTCCATGATGTGTACAGAGCCGTCTTCGAATAGACCGAGCAATCGGTTCCGTTCAATCATCCGCCAATATTCGACAATCTTTACAGATTGGTCGTCGTACCAACGTCCTGCACGGAGGAGAGCAGAGAAGCGTTCGTTAAGATGCCAAGGGTCTTGACCCGGCCACTTCCTTTCGAACTCTTTCCTCGGCAGTCTGTCTTCTACGAAAACATGCCGGGCATCACGACCAGTGGGGTCAATAGACATTCTATCCCATACGACAGACTGGGCGTCTTCGATAGGTCGAATAAAAATGTCTTGATCGAATACAGAATCTTTTGCATATTCAACAGCGATACGAAAAGCCCCGTCACCACATTGAATGGTAGACTCGAAGGCGGAGTCATAGACACGAGAGGCACGAGAATGCATCTCAATCGAACGGATCAGGTCTCCACGAATCTCGGCGATGTCTTCTGTACCGTCGTCGTTTGGTACGACTTCTACGGCATTTCTATTCTGTCGCCAATCTCCCACAACCTGAGCGGTAAATTGAGGGATGGAGTTGATAGTAAGGCATGGAAGCCCGGTACGGAGCTGTAGTACCGCAGGGTCCCATTGCTCTCCGGCTGCAAACTTCTTGTCTTCGATGGCGTCTTCACGGTTTTCATAGTCGAAGTCCCAGTCGAACTGATACTCTTCACGCATGTCAGACAGGAAAGAGTTGACACTCTTGAAACCTTCTGGTACGTAAGAGGGGTCGACGGTATCTGTGTAGTCGTCAGTTGCCTGAGTATCTACTTGACGGACAGCACCCAGTTTTTTAGAGTTCTGCTGTGCGTCTTTGCCGTCTGCTTGCTTCTGTGGTTTACGAGGATAATCGGTATCATCCTCATAACCAGTTTCGTCATATTCAAAAGACATATCTTAGGCCATCCAGGCTTGAGGGGATTCAGAAGTTTGTTTGAAGGCAACCGCCCTCTCAGACCGTTGAATCTCTGGGAGCGAGGACGACGTCTCATCCTTTATTCTGCGGCTTGTAATCTTGGTAAATAGTTCAGAAAGGCCCCAGACGAGAGCATCAACGCGGTCAGGCGACCCGTAGCCATTAGCCCTAATATTGTCCACTGAGAAGGTACACATTTGGTCTTCGAGTTTATCAAATCTGCCGACATGGTGTACCCGACCTTGTTCGTACAAAGCCGAGACAGGTTCTGCACGGATGTACTTGCCTCTACTGGCATGGACAAGGGTAACAGGTACTGCCCTGTCGACGGATCGAATGACTGACGAGACCATTTCTCCACCTTGATTCTTCTCCGCTACGATACGATCTGCAGAATATTTACGATATAGATGGACGGCACGTCGAGCCCACTCTTCTGGAGTACCGCGGAGCGAGCCGTCTTCGAGGATATAGGCGTGACCATAACCCTCTTCTGTACGGGCATACCCGACTACGACAATGCCGTGTTCGTCAGACCCTTCGTGACTTGAAGTGGCAGGGTCGACAGCTACAAGGATACGTTCAAGATCAGGAGCTTCAGGAAGACGGTGGTTGTCGATAGACTCCCTTGTCCAGAGGGCTCCAGGAATGTCTTCGAGGATTTCACCTTCGATCTCCTGCCTACCCAACCTTGTGCCGCCGTACTTGTCCATGATTTCGTCAAGGAATGACTGGGGCATGTTAGAAGAGTTATGGAGAGTCGACCCCCTCGTAGTGATAACCTTAGGGTCTGCGACGAGCTTCTTGATGAGGGGCTTCGGCAGAGGTGTGGTAGTCACTACAGAGCGGGGATGAGAGCCCAGACGGAGTCCGAACTGCAACTGATCCCAAGTCTCTTGGGTGTATTGCCACTTAGCAAGTTCGTCACACCATGCACCGTCATGTTGAGGTCCACGGAGTTGATCCGGTTCGGTGGCGTTATAGAGAGTAGCGATGGCACCATTAGGCCAGGTTACTCTTCGCTTGGAAGGTTCGTACAAAGGCCTGAAGTCTTTGGGATGAATAGCCAGAAGTCCCGACTCACCCTCGACCATGACGTCTCTGGAGTCGCTGGCAGTCTCACCAATGAGGGCGATTCTAACGCATTTTCCTTTTGAGAGGGGTGTGGTTCCACAGACCCAGTCTCTGATTGTTTCTGCACCTGTTCTTGTCTTTCCGAAGCCACGACCTGCAAGGATGAGCCAAGTATTCCAGTCTCCTGCAGGTTGTAGTTGATTAGGGCGGGCCCAGAAGGGCCAGTGATATTTCAGATTAGCTTTTTGTTCAATTGATAGTTCGTTCAGGTACTTCAGTCTCTCCGTCTCGGGAAGTGAGGCGAGCAATTGAGCGAGCGAACGCATCTGCATCTTCTTTGACCTTTTCGTATTCGATGGGGCCGCCGTCTTTGCCGGTGATTTCCGTACGCTCGATGAACATACCGAGATACTTTGCAAGCAATTCTGCGCCACGAAGGACTTCGTTGTACTTCCCTGCGGCGTCACAGCGTTCTATGGCACGAGTAATTTTCTTTACGACGTAGTTGACATCGACATCGATGAGATCAGACCGTTCTACGAGGAGAAGGTCGATGTAGGCCCTGAGGGCAGGGTTATCGAGGGCTTGAGCCCCCATTTTGTCGGGGTATTTCGTGTCATACCCGGCCCTTTTAATGGCCTGAGAGGCGTTGAAATCTTTGATATATTCGCGAGCGAACTGTCTCTGAAGACCGGTGAGGGTGGCTCCTAGAGCTTCAGAGTCTTTAGCTTCGATGGCGTCGACGGTAGCCTTGCGCATCTTAGCTTTACGCTCCATGTAGGTCTTACCGTTACGTACTGCCATCAGATATCTTTCTTGATTTCCACGACGTAGGTGGATACGTCATCTTTGAGTTTAGTTTCTACTTCAGAAATGAGATTTTTCTCTTTCTGTTCGGCGTCATAAACTTCTTGTTTTGTAGGAATGGCTCGATAGACGAGGTAGACGATTCCGGCAAGAACTGCCAGGATGAGAATGGTAACCATGAGATGATCCTTTATTTGCGTGACACGGCCACTTATTTCTTAAAGCGGGCCTTGACCTTGGCGTCTAGCTTCTTGTCTAGAGGAGAGTTCTGCTTGATCCCCTTCTTCTTGTCCTGAAGAATATCTTTCTTCATTGCCGTCTTGTAACTCGGAGCAAGCTCCTTGCGTACCGGTTTCATTGTCGAGGCCATTGTTTGTCATCCCTTGATGAAGAGTACGGTGGATTTCAGTGATGAGGACATGAGCTTTCTGGTCTACCTCGAAATCACCGAAGAGAACTTTTCTGTCGATTTCTGCCTGCCTGTTCTGACTCATCATGATGAGAGGGGCTGTGTAGGCGGCTTGGAATGACAGGACCAGATTTAGAAGAATGAAGGGGTAGGGGTCCCACGCTCCGGTGGTGACAGAGTTGTAGAAGAGCCATACAAAAAGAAGTGATGATTGTAGGATTACAAATCGCCATGACCCGACATGCTTGGCGACTGAATCGGATATTTTCTCGCCTATCGTTTTATTAACAATTTTTGTTTCATCCATTCCGTTTCGAATCACTTAAAAGAGTTTCTCTTACTCTATACACATATTATACCACATTTTTACTATTTTGTCAAGAGAAATCGTACATGGAAAAGAAGAAAGTTTCGTACAAAGAGTTAAGTGTTTAATTATTAAAGGAATTATTTTTTATTTATTTTTATGAAAAAAGTTCTTGACAAAAACCCGTTTCTGTGTTATCATATAAAGATTAAGGTATAGTATATAATATATAATATATTTATAAAATAATATATTTAATAATTATTATATAAACAATATACTATAACAATATTCTCTAACAAGATTAGCGCGAGGGAGAACGGGAGAGAACCTTCTTTCAACTTTGTGTACGAGTCTTAAGACAGAGTCTGGTGAGGATTGGGGCGACCAGAGGGAGCCCACTTCTTGAATACCCTCTAAAACGCCCTAGGAAGCCCAGGAAGGCCTATCGATGGGGTAGACCCTTATCTGTAGTCCTTTTATTGCTATCGACGCTGTAGGGTGCCTTAGAATGGCAAATATCGATATATCAATTTTTTCTAAATTTTGAAATCTCGTATGACCCCGACTGATAACGTGGTTCAGAGGGCCCTACTTTACCCCTCCCCCACCCCCCTCTCGACCCCAAGCCTGTGCCCAGTCTGCCCTCGGTTTGCCTCTTGTTTGTACTCTGTCTGTTCTTGTATGATATGACGATGGTGATGGTGATGGTGATGGTGATGACGATGGTGATGGTGATGGTGATGGTGATGGTGATGGTGATGGTGATGGTGATGACCTGCTATGACATGAGCCAGTCCACCTGATGACCTGAGCATGAGCCCTTCCAAGTGGTGATCCTCTCTGTCTGGTGCTGCGAACCAGGTGCATGATACAATGTTACATGACGAGAGAGTGTCGGATATCTTATCAAGCCTGCATCCAATGATATCAATGACTTAGGAGAGATACCTCAGACAGAGTGTCGGGTTTCTTTACAGCAGAGATTGGCTCATTCCTGCCATTCTTGTACGATTAGGGCAGTATTGGTGTCGGAATTGCTTACAACATTGCTCGATTTGACCTTGCTATGATACAATGTTACATCCACCTGGGATCAATCTCTCTCGCAATTCCCCTCGCATTCCTTAGCGTTTCTGCCATTCCGTACGATCCTTGCCTGCTAGGGTTTGTGGTGAAGGAGCAATTGGCACGGCCTTTGCATTACCTGTTTCAGGTGAAGGGCTTCAATCCCCAAACTAGCACTGCCATCCTGAAACCTTAAATGGTTAGGGGCTCTGGAAACCTTAAGTGCCGCTTGGTCGGATAGGTGTCGCGACCGATAACAGTTACCCGCTTGCAGAAGGTTTGTAGGGGTTCGGTACGGGATAGCTAAGGCTCTAGGGCTAAGGTGTTCTCGGAAGGGCTTCAATATCAGGCTGGCAGGTATGGGATTGGTTCCGGCCCTAACTTTGTTAGGCTGGGCACGCTCAAAAGTATGCGTAGCGGCATATGGGAGAGTTTTGCCCGTAAGTCACCGTGGATCAGATAGCAATAAAGCTATCGTGTTCTTTGACATCGTCAACATCGTATCTCAATCCTAACGGAGACAAGCTCCTTAAGAGCGGATTATCGTTAGGTCAGAATTGATATGGTCCCTGCATCCTCGTCACCTTTGGCGCAAGCCGGAGACCTCGTTTCACTCGGAACGAGTAGTGTCTTGTATGTAAAGGAATATATCATGTCTAAGTCCATTGCATTTCTGTCAAAAGATGAAGTCAAAACCAATATCAAGACCATTGCAACCAATGCAGCGGCTTGGCTCAATCTCGTCCAAGATACTGCAATTGCTTGTATGTATCATGCCCGTGAGCATGGCGACGTAACACTCGCCCAAACCCTTGTCTTTGCGATCCCGGCAACGGAAAAGCGGACTCAACAGAGAGCGCAGCTTGTTTCTTGGTTCGGTGCCTATTCCCCTATCGTCGTCAAAAACGAAACGGATTGGCCCGGCAAACTCAACAAGTCTGGCAAGGTGGCGGAACGTGGTTTCCGTATCGATGAGGCTTCCAAGAACCCTTGGCACCTCCATGGCGACAAGAAAACAGAGGACAAGCAACCCCTCGATCTTTCGAAACTTATTGAAATGTATCGCTCGTTCGCGAAGCGTATCGACGTAGCTATCGAAAAGAAAGAGGTTGCCCAATCGGACGTCTTGGCTGCTCGCATGTTTGCAACCCATATCCGTGGCGTCGACCTGCCAGACTTCAAGATCGAGGCATACTTGGAGAATGAACGCCTCACTCGTAATGCTCCTGAGCGGAGCGAAGATGAAGCCAATATGAAACAGACTGAAACCGATGAAATGATCGACCCGGTTGCAAAGCCGGATATCAGCCCGGCTCAACCCGAAAAGGCTGCTGCCTAAGACAAACCCAATGCAGGGGCCTTATCAATTCTGAGCAAAAGAGAAAGGAAAAGGACAATGGTATCTATAAGGTTTGCCAACTCCGGGAGACGTCTTTTGACACCTGTCTATGCAGAGAAAGGCAGGACAGTTATGGCAAGGCCACCTGTTTTTGCCAATAGTGAGGCAAAGAAAAAGGCCACTAAGGCCCTAAACAAGATGCTTCGTGAACTGGCCAAGACCAACTAAAGAAAGGTTAGTCATGCAAATGCAAATCGTTCAAACAAAAGACAATGACTTTGATATTGTCACCGACAAAGGCGATTTTATCGGTATCGGTTTTGACAACATCACACATTGTATGTCCATCCTTGAAGGTAAAAACTATAAAGGGACTGTCCAAATCATCGCCGGACAATACAAGTTTAAATATAGAATGATCTAAAGGATTCTGGTACGATATGACATTACATGCCCTGGCGGGAAACCGCCGGGGTTTTTGTCGTGTCTGGTCGTCCCTGGCCCGGCCCGCGATATTGACCAACTTCGCCCCAGCTTTTCGATAAGCTGAACAACTTTTGTTTTCCTATCAATAAGCTGAATAACTTCTTGTACGAAAGGATTATCAAATGCAAATCATTGACACCCGTTCTGGTACGCGACAGGTCTATGAACTGCCGACTCCGGCTGAACTCAAGGTCTGGCCTCGTCAAGAGTATCTGAAGCTGCATCGCGCCTTCTGCGAACTCTTCTCTATTACGGTTCCTAAGTCCTGGAACTAATGCTCCTTCGCGCGGCAGAGCCGCTTATGAGCGGCGCAAAGCACCTAAGGTGCGGAGCGAAGATAAAGATTATCCTTATAAATCAAAGCGCCAGCGTCCTAGAGCCGCAAGGCTTATAAGAGGATCACATTCAAATGTGAATCAGAATGATCCTGAGCGGTGCAAAGCACCTAAGGTGCAGAGCGAAGATTATGACTTTTACAAAAGTCAAGTTATTTATTTTCGCTATTTTCTCTCCTTCTCAATAAAGGAATTATGTCATGAAAAAAGCTGTCACTGTCGAAGTCGTCGAAGTCGCCAACGAAGGTCTCGTTTCTCTGTTGGGACAGACTGTCACCTTCTTTTGCATGAACTACATCTATACGGGAGAACTGGAAGGCGTCAACGACACCTGCGTTCTCATCAAGAATCCCTCCATCGTGTACGAAACAGGGGCATTTGACACCAAGACTTGGAAAGACGCCCAAAAGCTGCCCAACTCCCTCTATATCCAGACATCGGCTATCGAGAGCTTTGGTGTTATCAAGTGAGGCTGATATGAGACCAATTAAACAAAAATACCGGTCAGGGTCAGGGCCACGGTCACGGTCAGGGTCAGGGTCA